CATCGTGAACGAATCCATTATCACGTAAGCATTCACGCATACTTGGTATCACAGTTGTAATCATAAAGTGATAGGTGTCCTTGACGTTGGCTGGTATGGCAGGCGGTTTCCATATGTGCTGCACTATGTCGCATGGCTGGGTAGTACCAGCACCAGCAATAAGAAACTTACCACGCTTTGTAATCTTAGTTGTAATGGGGTGAGAGTAGGGGCGACCCTTCTCTGTTGTAGTTCTACTATCAGCTGCAATGATGCAGCCGTTTAATTCTTGGATACCAATAATGGTTGTCACAGTGAGGCTCTCAATCTAGGTGGAGTCCAACGACTCTTGGTCTTACGTCCACGACTAGGGGTTGACTTCTTGCTTTCTTTACCAATGTTCTTCTCAGCCCAGCTTCGGGCTTCTGGGTATGTCAGATGTTCACGCGCCATGATTATGTGAATACCAGAACCACGACCGTTACATGCATAACATACCCAGACACCCTTGTCTGAATTCACTGATGCAGACTTATGCGAGTCATCATGTACAGGACAGAGGATGGACTTCTCACCGCCAAGCGGTAGGTCCAATCCGTAATGACTAAAGACTGCTTCAAGGAATTCAGACTGATTCATTTGTTAATACCAATTCCTTTCCTGGTGGAACCTGTACGCATCGCACCAAGTTTCATAACGATGTAGCACATACTTGTGTGCTTCTTCTGTTTGCTTGAGTAATGACCACTCTGGCTGTCCCCAAAGTAATTGCCATACTCCACGTGCTCCACTCGATTTGTTGTGGGAGTCTACGTTGTATCGGCTCTCCTTGTACGCAATCTTCAGCGCACACTGAACCTCTTTCATGTCGGTTGTGACCTGCAGTAACGTCAGCTTCACACGTTCTCGTTTGTCGGTTGTAACCAACAAGCGTTTCTCGTATGTCATCTCTGGCGTTAGCGCCAAACTCGGTACTGCAACTTGCACTATCGAGAATAGCAGGGTCAGTATTGCTAACCGCATAGTTACCTCTTTTCATTTTGTGAGGCACTGTCACTGCTTCACTGATGTCCATTGTAACCTGCCTGTTTGAGCAGATTCACCCAGAGCTCCGCAGGCATTACTGCATACGACTCTGAGATATTAGATGTGCCACGCTTCTTGATGAGGACCACGCCTGTTTCCGCATCTGCGTTTATCATTTCATCCTCTAGCTCCTGCAAGTAGCCAGGGATGTTAATTCTTTTTTCATTCTTGCATTCAATAACTACACCATCAATACCGTCTATGTCACCGACATCATCGTGTCGACCCGCACCGTATGCTCGCTCAGCACATGGATAACCCATAGTGATGAGCCACTTGACTACGTCACGCTCGAACTGTGAGCCCTTGCGTTTGGATGGTGTTGTCATTACAACTCAATGCTAAACCAAAAGAATAACAAGTCTATGTTAATAGACCAACGGTCAACTGAAAAACCAATAGCCACTCGCTTTAAGTTGTAGCCAGAACAGATATAAAACTTGCCTATCTTTAGATGCCCTGATTTGAATAGCGTCATACATACTCCCTTACATATATCTCTTGAAGAATAATCTTCCTTTGTCGCCTGAGTTTCTTACGTTCTGTGGGAGTTGTACCGCCCCACATTCCGTGGTCCTCATGCCTTATTGCCCACTCTAAACATTCCTGCCTAACCACACAACCAGAACAAATCTTTCTAGCAAAGCTATATATGTCGGCATCTCCAGAACTATCTGGAAAAAATAACTCGACTCCTACTTCTCTACATAGCCCCCTGGTTAAGTCTGGAAAGTTCATTGGTTTCCTTTCGCAATGTTTTAGTTGTAAGAAGTAAATCTTCTACTTGTATCAAGTAGCCTTTACTTCTATTCGGTGGTATCTCGCAAGTAATCTCGCGACCGAAGTTCTTAATCGCGTACCATACATGGTCTGTTGGAACCATGACAACACTTTGCTCAAGAACAAATGCCCAGTAATCAGCTTTCGTGACAGACAGTCCTGACAATTCCCAAGACTCTGACTTCAGATACCAACACTCAATCTCTACATATATGTTATTAGTCTGATGCCATTTGCGGTCACGCTTTACTTCTACTGTTTTACCATTGGTTAGAAGTTGTTCAACCAACTTCTCACCTTCACGACCGTATGAGAAATCTAAATCAAAGCTAGACTTATTTACTTCCACTGACTTAAAGTCCTAGCCCTGAACAAGTCAGCAGATGTGTTGTAGAGAATCATCTTGCTGGCTTCAGCAGCCAAGGTTACATACTCCTCAGCATTCGGGTCTGCCTTACCGTGACGGTTCTTCACGATAGCCACACGGTAGACATTGGCAGTGCTATCCAGCGCCACAGATAAAACTAATTCTGGAAGGGCAGCAACCTTGCCCATCAGAGCTTTACGTGGCGCTGGGTAGTTTGGCTTGCTCATCTTCTCATTCTCACTTACGTGATGCAGGACGATGAATGCAGTTTCGTATTCACGAGCCATGTAATGAAAGGCGGACATAGCATCGCGCAATGCAGTCCATTCGTTGTCGCTGGCTGCAGCAACGTTCATTAAGTTGTCTACATAAACAGCAGTAGGAGCAGAGCCATGGAGTTCAATCCAAGCTTCTATCTCTTCTTCGATATCTTGTAACGAAGGTGCTGGGTCAAAAGCAAATCGGATATGACTTGCTCCTTCATGTAGTGCGTCTTCCAATAAGACGCTTGCTTCCGAGTCCATGATTCTTTCCACATCAGCGACATCACGATTCATAATGATTGCGCCTGCGCGAGAAGCAATCGTTCTTGAATCAGAGTCAGCGGAAATATATAGACCAGGAACTTTTGAAGAAATGGCATACCACAGTGCAAGTAGTGTCTTACCGCCACCTGGCTGTCCTGCAATTAAATGCAGTTGTGCCTGACGAAAGGTAACTTGACTAGCAGTTAGTAGCGGTAAGACCTCTGGCAATTGCTTGCCAGCTGGTGATTCTACACCAACTACTTGCAGCAGTGAACGCATTACTTAGTCCAGATTGTTTCTGCTTCTACAGCACCTGGCTTAAAAGGCTTTGGACCTTTTGCTGGGTCAAACCAGCCAACGTAAGTTTTGCCAGCCTTGGATACGCCCTTCTTCTTAGCGTAGAAACCACGACCGTCTGGTAGTGATGGAGCATCTGGATGTCCATATGTCCATTCATTACCGTATTTATCTTTGACTACCTCGATTGTTTGAGGAGTGCTAGATGTAACTACAGGTTCAGCCAGCATGCCAGCTTCCTGTAGTGCGTTGATTGCACGGTCCATACCTGACGGATTGGAACGGCTAAGCAACTGGGTGTGTAGGTCAGTCGCTGATGCGATAGCAAGCAGCGCTGCTTGTAGGTTTGCAGTGAACTCAGCAACCGTATTACCTCGGACGGTAAACAGGTCCTGTCCATTCAACTTGCCAGTGTATGAGAACGTAGACTCAGTCATCTACTTTCCTTTCTTTCCCTTTGTTGTAGGTATTTGCAATGGGAAATCTTTTGAACCCATGGCTGGGCATTTTTCCTGGAACGAACACATCTTACAATTTTCACCAACAGATGGTGGGAACCATCCTTGTTGAACACTGTCATTCATTGCACCAAATACATAATCAAAATAATCCATGGTTAAATGCGATAAGTCAATCAAGTCATCAAGTTGACCTTGGCGTGTCATAAAGAAAGCGCCCCACTTTGGGCGAACGCCATACATTCTTTCAATACCGCTGGCATACAAGCCAGCTTGAATCATCCCAAACGGTGTCCTAGCACCAGTCTTATAGTCGACGATGACAAGGTCTTCCCCTACCTTGTACACCACGTCTACGACAAAGCGGACAGGTGTGCCTCCGAAATGCACACTTGCATCCCACTCGATGCCAGGACGACCGTCGGGCATGGTAGCGATTTTCCAACCAGACTGTGCGTACCATTTCTGGTATGCCTCAACCTGCTTAAGTCCATCGCTTTGCCAGAACGCTAGGTCTTCACCGTCTGGGCGGGCTGCGGTCTTGCGACCGCTAGTCTTCCACTCAGA